CAGGTGACCATCCAGAGCGCGTGGTATGTCCGTCAGAGAGCCGGAGATTTCAATCCGATTCATCTCCACACGAATGCCGAGCTGTCATGTATCGGATATCTGAAGATGCCGGACGGGATCGAGGAAGAGTGGAACCGTGATGATCAAGATCATTATCCGGCGCACGGCCACGTCGAATTCATGCACGGGAGTCCGACATTCTTGAATCGCGCTTCGTTCATGGTGCGTCCGAAGGTCAGCGATTTCTTTATTTTCCCCGCTGACATGTATCACACCGTCTACCCGTTCAGGACGGAAGGCGAGCGGCGCAGCTTTTCGATGAATATCATTCTATCAGAACAGGAGAACGACGATGGCGAAGCGTAAGGGATTTCCGGGCAAAATGACCCGAGGACAAATGGGAGCGTATAAAGGAATCCAGAAAGCGGAGGTTTATCCGGGCGGTCTGGATATTCGCGCTGGCAACGAGATGGGTTTCAGATCAAAGGGCTGGCGAGTCAAAAGCGGCGCAGACAAGCCCGGCACCTTCGGGATGAAATTACGGCGTAGCTGATGGCGACGAATCAGGAAGCGCGGCAGGCGGCAATCCGAGCGGTCACCTCGACCACCGGAACGCATAATGAGGATTGGCTGGCGTTGTTCACGGCGCGATCCGCTCCAGCCGGCACGTACAATGAACGCCTTTTGAGCTACATCAATACCAAACTCTCAACGAGTCACACCAATCTGGAAGATGCCATGCAAGCGCTGGCGGCGAACCAGTCCGCCGACAATTTCAGCAGCATGGGGACATTTACGCCATGACGACCAATTCCGAAGCACGCCAAGCGAGTTGCCGCACCACCTCCGGCACGGCGCACAATGTTGATGGCGATTGGATGGCCTACTTCGCATCTTTCGGCATCACGACGGGCACATTCAATGAACGAATGCTGACCTTCTGCAATGAAGGGCTCGGAGCCACCTGGGACGTTGCTGCGTGGGACGAAGTCCTGTGGGACGGCACAGGCGGAAATTACACAAATATCAACGATGCAATGGCCGCGTTTGCGGAAAGCAACGGCATGGACGGTCCAGGCTCTATGTTTTCATCATTGGGATCATTCTGATGGCGAAGAAGAATTGGATTCAGAGCGCGATCAAGAAGCCGGGAGCCTTCACTGCCCAAAAGGCGCGTTACAATCGGGCACATAAGGGCAAAAATCTGACCACCAACCAGTTCGCCAACAAAGTTCTGGCGAAAGGTTCCAAGTTTAGTGCGACCACTAAGCGACGAGCGAATCTGGCGAAAACACTGAGGGGAATGAGAAGCTAGATGATCAGCGCCCTCATCAGCTCGATTCTTCCTATCGCATCGGCGGTCATAGACCGCACGATCCCGGACAAGAACGCCCAGGCGAAAGCGAAGCAGGCGCTCGAAAAGGCGCTGGTTGACGCAGAGGTAGAGGGCCGACTTGGCCAGCTCGAAATCAACAAGATCGAGGCGGGATCGCGTAACGCATTTGTCGCCGGATGGCGCCCGTTTATCGGATGGACGTGCGGAGCTGCCATGGCCTACGCCTACGTGCTCCAGCCCATTCTCACATTCGGACTCGGGCAGGCTGGATATCTGGTGACGCTTCCGCGAATCGAGCTAGGCGAGATGATGCCCGTCCTGTTGGGCATGTTGGGGCTGGGCGGCCTGCGTTCGTTCGAGAAGTTCAAGGGACTGTCGAGATAGTGCGTCTGAGCCCCCATTTCACTCTTGGAGAAATGACGAAAAGCCAAGCCGCTCTGCGGCTGGGGCTGGCTAATGACCCGTCGGCTGAACAGATAGAATCCCTTATTATTTTGTGTACTGAGGTGCTGGAGCCGGTCAGAGCAGAATTCGAGCTGCCAGTGATCGTCAATTCTGGTTACCGGGCTGAAGCCGTCAACCGCGTCATCGGCGGCAAGGGAACTTCCCAGCACTGTCGCGGGGAGGCCGCCGACATTGAAATTCCCGGCGTCGATAACCTGATTATCTATCAGTGGATTCACGACGCCGACACATCGTTCGACCAGCTTATTCTGGAATATTACATCGAGAACGAGCCCGGCAGTGGATGGGTTCACGTATCGTATGTTTCACGTGAAACTAACCGCCGGGAACGATTGAGACTTAATAAGTCTGGAATTCGTCGCGAATGAATGCGATAACGTCATCATACATGTTACCTCCCTGAACTAAGGCCCGCCGCAAAGCGGGCCTCTTTTTTATTCCGCCACATGGGAGTGGATTGCCCGCCTTGACGTGCTCAGGGATCAACTAGTGGCTTGCGGGTGAAAGTGAATCGGGGTACGCTCTCTGTGGATACGTTATTTAGGTCGCTGTTTCGGCAGCGGCCTCTTTTTTTGTGGCCAGGCGATCTTGGTGCCGCCGTTCGTACTCACGTCTTTCGCGTTTGGCTTTCTTGAGCGCAGTCGTGGCTCTCTTCAACTTCGCCCCCCACCGCGTCTCTCGTTCGATTATCCGTTGCAGGCGGATAGCCACGATGTCCTTCTCAACCTTTGGCTTCGACTGCCGCTTGAGCGAGCCGGTGAGGAACCCTTTAGCCAGCACGTAGTCGGTCAGGTCGCGTTCAAGTTTATACTGACGACTCGAATGCGGCTTGTCCGATGGATTGAGCCTGCGGTGGCAGAGATGAGATAGGCCGTGGACGATCTCTGTCCATCCGCGATAGCCGTCCTCATTCGGATTGACGCGCAAGGTACGCCCCCAAACCCAAGTGCTGCGATTGCCTCTGGTGATCTCCACCTTGCCACGCCAAGGTCGCCCCATCGCCTTGCGGAACAACCGTTTGGCTCCGGTGATGGCCTCCTGGTCGGTGGGGGGCTTCATGCCAACGGGCCATTTGGAGTTGACCACCCGATAGTAAAGCTTCCTCTTGCTTTCGCTTTGAGACATAGGAGTGTCCTTTCTCTGAGCGAGAGCATTCCCCGATTCACGATGTCAAAGAACGATCAACACCCCTATCTTAGCACACTGGGTTTTCGGAATCGGATGGATTGCCCGGAATCGGCAGGAATCCGGGGGTTTCCGAGAGGCCGAAAAGCTAAGTGCTTGATTCGACCTGCGTATTAGCTGGGGATAACTCGAAGAAAACGCTTTTTCTGGATTTGCCCCTATCGAGCCAGACGGTCTAGTCGGGTATCCCGGTTGATGGCGGCGGCTCCAGTGACGGCTCGAAGCTCGCGAGCGCGCCGCGCAACTCCCTGACGTGCTTCGGGTGGCGCAGTTTATGCATCGCCCTCCAAAAGATCAGCATCGCTCTCTGTGCGCTTATATTGCCGAGCCGCACACCAAGCTCCACGAAGCTAATCGGCCCCTCGCCTTCCATGTCGTAGTAGAGGCGCACGGCCTTCTCTTCGCGCGGGTCCAGCAGCCGTCCGAGTGCTGCCGACAATATCTCGGTAGCTTCTTTCCGCATGAAGGCGAAGTCTGGACGTCCGTCCGTGATCTGACTCAGCACCCCCGATTGCGCGAGTTCCTGCACTTGCTCCTCCGACATGGTGCGCTCCACGAAGGCGCGTTCGAGTTTGTTGGTGCGCTGAACGTCGGTGAAGAGGTCTTCGGGCAGACATCTGAGTTCCTCGGCAATCAGCAGGACCGCCTTTCGCCACTCTCCGTTGCGAGACAAAACCGGAGAAATCTTCATCGATAACAGTTGCTGCATCGTAGTGACGCAGACGCCTGAATATCGGCAGAAGGCCGCTACGCTGTCGTAGCCCGCATCCTTTATCCGTTGCAGGATCAGATTGTTGCGTACGCTGACGCGGATGCGGTAGGGGTCAGTCATCCCGACCCCGCGAGTTGCTGTAACAGCGCCGCATATCCGGCGATGTCGGTTGCGTGATCTGGATCTGTTTCGTCACCCTCTTGGGAGCGGGAGATCTTCAACAGGATCATCATCCGGGCCACGTCCGTAGGCGTGATTGGCCTCGACAAATAGGCGCTCCACAGATTGGCGATAACCTCATGGCAGGCCCGATAGTCCCCGTGCCTGTCGTGGCGATTCTGAATCGCTTTGGCCGCAGCCAGAAGAATATCCATTTTCTGGGCCACTAGACGCGCCCCTGCCAACCCGTATCGTACTCCGTACAGCGGAAGCAACCGGTCTCCAGGGCCAGCTTCATGGCGATTTCACAGGGATAGCCAAGCTCTTCGTAGCGGGATTTGTGAACGATCAGGCGAGCCTCGGTGTTTCTGGTCCCGTCATCGTCCTGAAAAGTATTGCGATGGATGGACAGAATCTGATCGCTCTTATTGGCCCAATGCTGCGAGCCGGAAATGCTCGAATAGGTGATGGGCTCTCGCACCCCGCCTCCAATGGGCTTGGCCGGGTGGGCGACAATTTGCAGATGCAGATTGCAAGATTTCGAGACATAGGCGGCGTCATCGAGGCACCGGCCTATCCACTCTGTCTCGGTCTGGCGTCGCCGGTCAAAGTTCGGGACGATCATGTTGAATGGATCGATGCTGACGGCGGAGATGCCGAACCGAGCATGACAATCGTTGACTGTTTCCATGATCCAGCTCCACTCGGGCGAGTTTTTTCTGTGATGAATAAAAACAAAATGATCTTCGATCCACGCGTCTGCCTGCTCTTTCTCCGCATCGCTCATCTCCGTCTCTAGCTTGCGGTGATAAGCGCTTCTGAGATTGCGGCGCACGAACGGTTTTTCGCGAGTCTCCATGCTCATTATGGCGACCCTCAGATCGTACTGGCGGACTATCTGCGCCCAGAGCTGTTGGCTGAGGTGGCTTTTCCCGTGTCCAGGCCAGCCCGATAGTACGCTCAGACACGTTGGCGACAGCCGAATACGGTTCTCAAATTCTGCCCAGCCGAGACGCCAGAGGACAAGAGCCGGCGGCTCGGGAATCTGAGACAGCCGGTAGACGCCATCCAGCGGGAATTCCTGCACTGCCGCGCCCAAGTAGGTGCGGAGCTTCGCGGCGCCCCACTGCATCAGTAATTCATTCACGTCCTTGATCTCGTCGGGCAGATCGATCCAATAGGAGTTGGCGTGCCCGCAAATCGCAGCTAAATCGGCGCGCAGATGTCGTCCTGGGCTGTCGGCGTCGGTGACAAAAATAAACCGCTTGCAGCGGTCCAGCCCGGCAGCGAGGGCAGCGCCGACATATTCGTACCTCTTGGAGTCTGGGGCATTCTCGGTGGGCTTGGACGGCGCACCACCGATGACGCTGAGCACGGAATGGACCGGAATCCCGGCCTCAACGAGCGCGAGGGCATCCATCTCTCCCTCGGTGATGTAGATTTCGTCCAGAGGGCCAGCGAGCACAGCCGCTTGATTCCAAAATTGCTGCGCTCCCCCAGGCTTTTGGCGAAAATCCTTCTCGTGGAGTGCACGAGCTTTCCAGTTCACGCTCTGGCCAGAGGCGTCGAGGTACTCGAAAACGATGGACGGCAGCGTGCGCTCACCAAACGGTATAAGATCGCCGCCAACGCTCATTGCCCGGAGCGTTTCGGCGCTGATTTTTCTGCGCGCTGCCCACCCTATCGTCTTCGCGTCTAGCCTCATCGTAGCCTCCCCTCCAATCACAGTGGTGACAAAACCAAATCACTTCCGTGCCTCTCCGCGTTATGCTTAGCGGCGTGTCTGCTTTTTTCTTTCGTTGGGCGCTGCACTCGGGGCAGCGAGCTTTTCTCGACCCATTGTGACTCGGGGCGAGTTGGGCGATGCGAGGGTCTCTCACACCGCCATCTCCGTCTGGCCGCCCTCACTCCGCATCACCGCCATCCATAGCTTCAGTTCCACATCATCTCTGGCTGATCTGGTGCGAAAATACCCCGCCAATTCTGGGTGGTCGATCATCAGCATCCGCGCGTAATACGCCGTGTGGTTATTGTTGATTTTAAATTCGTCTGCGGAATTGGTTTCTACATTCACATGCCAGCGGATGCGCTCGATGATGGCTTTGGAGCCGTAGTTTTCTCTGCCCGCATCACGCAGTTGATACGCGTATTTCACATACAGGCTATAGATCAGCGGATTGTTCGAGTGGAAGCGGGCAAATTCAGATAGCAGCTCTTTCATTTCTGGCTCCCCCCTATCTCAAATTCGTCTACTTGGTCGCCCCATTGATCCCATCTCGGCCATCGCTGACGAGCGAACATCTCCAAATAAGGGCCGCCAACGAGCCGTTCGATGCGCTCATAGATTTGATCGGGCTTGCGCGAATGCTCTCGCCTCGGAGCCTCGATCAATTGTCGGACGCCGCCCGAGTGGCGCTTTGGTTTTCCTCGCGTGCCAAGCAAACACAACTCTGTCTGCTTCCGCGACCAGTACCCCAGGCCGATGGATGGCTTGACCCAC